GATCGTGAACGGTCCCCAAGGAGATGTTCAGGTCAAAGTCGCGCAGACTGGGCGGACTTATACTCCGCAAGAAATTTCAGCGATGGTATTGAGCAAGCTCAAGAAGGATGCCGGTTCGGAGGCCGTGGAGCGAGTCTGGCAGGAACATCACGAGGTGGTCGAGGCAGAGTTCTATCGGCCATTGTCGGCCACATGCCGGACCATCTGGCGGGATGTACACGAGACGACCTGGCCGCAGGCTAGGGATGCCGTGTTGCGTGCTCGGATGCGTGATCTGGCCTCGGAACACATAGCGACGGCACGCAGACAGGTGGATGGTGGCGTGTTGTATAGCAGTAGCACACTGATCGACGAACTGGCACCCATTTGCGAGCTGATCGAAGGCTTGATCTGGGAGGAGGTAGCCAAATGAGTATAGCGCATTTCGACGACGTTTCGACGCAACTGATAAGCACCGGGACGTGGCTCTATCAACAAGCCTTTGAAGCTACAACCGGCTGGACTATTCTGGGCAATGACACCGCCAATCTGACGACGGACGTCGCGCATGTTATCGGCGCCAAGTCGCTGGAGTTCGATAAGGTCGACGGGGACGCAAATACCGTATTCGCTGGCGTCTATCGGACGGTCGATTGGGACCTGAGTTCGGTGCATCCGACCGACCATCTTATCGCTGGGATTAACGTCGATACCGCGGATGTCACATATGCTCTAGTGCGTTTGGGTACCAGTGCCTCGCACTACACCGAGTGGCGGTACCCTGACACCGGGCTCGGGGATAGTCTGTGGTCGATGGAAAGCGTATTGATCGGAGAGCCCTCGGCGCAGGTCGGAAACGGTGTGCTCTGGAACAACATCGACTATCTCGTGGTCGCCGTCGCGTTCGATGCCGCGGGCGATGCGGTCGCCGACATCTTCTGGAATTACATCGGAATCCAGCGGTCATTACTTACGAGGACTTGATATGCCTCTACCGAAACCGAATGACGGCGAAAGTGAGAACGACTTCATCGAGCGCTGCATGAGCAACGAGACGATGAAGGAGGACTACCCTGATAACGACCAACGGCTGGCCGTGTGTTACAATCAGTGGGAGGGCGATTCGGAGCAGTCGGAACGGCGGATCACGTTGCAGGCCGAACTGCGGGCAGTCGATGAGAACACGAAGAAAGTCGGTCGGCTCGAAGGCTACGCCGCTCTGTTCGACAATCCTACGGAACTGTGGGACGGCTACTACGAGCAGATCCGGGCGGGCGCTTTCGCAAGGACACTGCGAGAAGGCGCCGATGTTCGTGCGCTTTTCAACCATAACCCTGATATGGTGCTCGGACGTAACAAGGCCGGCACGTTGACGCTTCGCGAGACGAAGAAAGGGCTCAAGGTCAACATCTGGCCGCCGGACACTCAGATCGGCCGCGACGTGGTTACCTCGGTGAAGCGTGGGGATATCAGCCAGATGTCCTTTGCCTTCCGGGCAATCAAGACTACGGACGAGGAAAAGGGCAAAGGCGAATGGCTGCGGACGCTTGAGGACGTTGACTTGTACGACATCTCGGTCGTTACCTATCCGGCTTACCCGGACACGACCGTCGCGGCACGCAGTTACAGGCGGTGTACCGAGCAACCATCTTCGATGAGCGATGTGGCGGCCGATCGCGACGCCGAGCTTGTATGCGACGCGGAGTCGTTGCGATGTACGGCACGGATCAAGGAACTGATGGCGTCTCAACGCGATTTGGAGGACAGATGCCGAAAGTAGCACTCATCACCGGCATCACGGGCCAGGACGGGTCTTATCTGGCCGAGTTGCTCCTCGGCTACGGATATGTCGTGCACGGTATTGTCCGCCGTTCCAGTAGCTTCAACACCGATCGGATCGATCATCTATTGGAGGACAAGCACGACGACGCCAAGCTCTATCTGCATTACGGAGATTTGACCGATCACGGCAGTTTGCTCGCCGTACTGAACAACACCGAACCGGACGAGGTCTACAATCTGGGTGCACAGTCGCACGTCCGCGTGAGTTTCGAGATACCGATCTACACCGCGGAGACGGTGGCCATCGGAACGCTTAACTTGCTCGAAGCCATCCGCGACTACCGCAACCGTACCAAGAAGGAAATCCGGTACTATCAGGCGTCAAGCAGTGAGCTTTTCGGCCGGGCACCGGCACCGCAGAGCGAGCGTACGCCATTCCGGCCGTGCAGTCCGTATGCGTGTGCCAAACTCGACGCCTATTGGAATGTAGTGAACTACCGCGAGGGCTATGGGCTCTTTGCGTGTAATGGCATCCTGTTCAATCACGAGTCGCCCAGGCGCGGTGAGACGTTCGTTACCCGCAAGATCACGCGGGCGGCGACACGGATCAAGCTCGGATTGCAGGACAAGTTGTATCTGGGCAACCTCAACGCAAGACGCGACTGGGGATATGCCAAAGAATACGTGTTCGCCATGTGGCAAATGCTGCAGCTCGATGAACCGGAGGACTTCGTGATCGCCACTGGGCGGTGCTGCACCGTCGAGGACTGGCTGGTGGCGGCGTTTGCGAGCCTTGGGATGAGTTGGCGCGAGCACGTGGAGATCGACGAGCGGTACATCCGTCCGGTCGAAGTGAACGAGTTGCGTGGCGATGTCGGCAAAGCGCTGGCACAACTGGCGTGGCACGCTTCGACGGACATGGGCGGATTGTGCAAGCTCATGGTCGAGGCCGACTTGCGCTTGGCGGAGCGTGAGAAAGCACTGGCGACGGTAGCGGCGTAGGACGCCGTTGTTGGAACATAACTAAAGGCAAGGAGGCCTGTGATGGCAGAGTCCCTGCAAGTATTGCTTGAAGAGCGCAAGCATAAGATCAAAACGCTCGAGGACATGGAAGAGAAGCGGGCGAGTGAGGGCGATCGGCCGTTCACCGCTGACGAAAAGGAAGAAATAGCCAAGATCGAGAAGGAGATCGATCAGTACGACGCGGACATCAAGCAGCGGGAGGACCAGGAGGCGATCAGCGCCCGTGTGGCGAGCCGCGTGGCAAGTCTCAGCGAACCGCGGAAGACCGACATTCCGAGGATGAATCCGCAGTCGGAGCCGAAGAACTACTCGACATACCCGCGATACTTCAAGCGGTGCGGCCTGATGAAGGCGTTCCCGAACACACGGGAAGGCGAGGAAGCCGCTTATCGCTCCGGTATGTGGCTCCGCGCCCAGATCCTGGAAGATCCGTATGCGCGCCGATGGTGCGACAAGAATGACGTCGAGCACCGGATCATGAAAGAGGGCGTCATGACCAAGGGTGGCGCACTTGTTCCCGACGAGCTGTCGCAGCGCGTGATCGATCTGCGTGAGGAATACGGCTTGATCCGGCGTTTCGGGTACATCGAGCCTATGGGCAGCGACACGAAGGATGTTCCACGCCAGACGGGCGGCCTGACTTCGTACTTCGTTGCTGAAGCTGCGTCGATCACCGCGTCGGACAGCGCATGGGACACGGTGAAGCTCGTAGCCAACAAGCTGGCTGTGCTCACACGCATGTCTTCAGAACTCGACGAGGACTCCACGATCAATCTGGCTGATCGGTTCGCGATGGATGCCGCGAAGGCATTCGCGCAGAAAGAGGATCAGTGTGCGATCAGCGGGGATGGGACGTCGACCTACGGCGGAGTTACCGGCATCAAGACGAAACTGTTCGACTATGACGGTGCCGGCACCGACTCGGCCGGTGCGGTGGAAGCCGTTGCCACGCACGATACCTTCGCCGAGTTGACCTTGGTGGACCTTAACAATCTTCTTGGCGTGATCCCGGCGTACGTATTCAACGGCGATCCAGCCTGGTACTGCTCGCAGACGTGCTGGGCGCAGTGTTTCCAGCGACTGGCTCTGGCTCAAGGCGGCGCTACCGCGGCCGAGGCGGTCGCCGGGGTAGGTAAGCAGTTCATGGGGTATCCTGTTCGGGTGACCCAAGCGATGCCGACATCCGCCGGATCGCTCGATACTTTGATCATGCTGCTGTTTGGTGACATCTCGATGTGTTCCACGTTCGGCGATCGCCGTGGCATTACGCTGGCACGGGACACGTCGCGATATTTCGACACCGACGAGGTTGCCTTGAAGGCGACGGAGCGGTTCGACTTCGTCTGTCACGATGTCGGTGACAGCTCGACCGCCGGTCCGATCGGCGGACTCTACGGCAATATCGCGTAAGGAGGAGTTATGGCCGGTCCTTACATGTGGACATTTACCGAGGCGTGGCGATCGTGGCTGCCAGGACAGACTATCGATCCGCCGTGCTGTCTATCGGTGCCGGAAACTCGTGACTTGATACGCCGCGGAATCCTGGTTCGCCAGGATCTCTATAAGCCGAAGAAGGCGAAGGCGACTGTGGTTGAGAAGGCTGAGGCACCGCCTCCTGCGGAGACAGCGGCGAGGACCAAACGCGGCAAGTCGCAGCTGACTGCCGTGTCGAACGAACCGAAAACAGAGGAGACTGTGGAATGATTCACTGCATACCGAAACTGCATGCATGCCAGATCACGAATGGCGCGGCAAGCGATGCCACGTCATGTGGGGCGACATGCGATACCAAGGGATACAACTATCTTCTTGCAAGTTGTATCACCGATACCCAGGCGGACACCGCCAAGTTCCTGACGTACTTTCGTCTGGAGGAAGGAGATACGACCGCGTCATTCGCGACGATCTCCGGGTACAAGGAGGCGGTCGATTACACGCACGCCACGGCATTACGGGTGGCGGCGACCGAGAACACGTACATGCTCGGCATGCCGCTGACCGGCCGGAAGCGCTACATGCGACTGGTTATTCAGTGTGCGGCCGCAACACAATTGGTCTGTACGTTCCTCCAGTTGTTCAGGGCGGACGAGCTGCCGACGTCGGCGGCCGAGGCGAATTGCGAATTGACATACTTTGGGTAAACGATGAGTGGTAAATCACCAGCCGTGTGGTTGGCAGCCTATCCTCGCTCCGGCGTGACGTTCCTGCGTCTGCTGATCGAGCGAGTGTATGGGCTGCCGACCTACACGCTTTACCGCGACGAGTGGAAGGCTACGGACGGACTGTTCCCCTCCGGGCGCATGTATCCGTATGATTGCGGCCATTTGCCGTTCGCGTTCGTCAAAACGCACGATCTCGTTCAGGCATGGAGTGACAAGCCGGCGATCCACCTGGTCCGCGATCCGAGGGACACGCTAGTCAGCTATGCGCATTACAACAAGGACATATGCGGCCACTACGGCGAACATTGGGAACTGCTGGTGCAATGCATCCACGGCATGTGCGACAAGGGGACCTGGGGCCAACACAGCGTGACGTGGTTCGGCCGACCGGCGGTTCGATTGCACTTTGACGAATTGACGACAACGCCGCTGGAAGCGGTAACCCGTGCCGTCGGGGAACTCGGTTTGGGGTTGGAACCTAAGGCCGAGAAGATGCAGG